TCATCAACTATTACAATCGTATCATCTAATGTTAATCCACGAATATAAGATGTTGTAACAAAGTTGATAAGATTCTTTGTTTTCAGAATCTCGTATGCATCGCCTCTTCCAAATAATTCACTACAGATGCTAGAGTATGGCGCTTCGTATACTTTGGATTTTTCTTTTTCGCTTCCTGGTAGAAATCCCATATCTCTTGTTGGGACTACCGAACGAACAATGGTAACATTATGTTGGTCGCAGTCTTGGCTTAAAACGTCAGACAGTGCTAAGTAGAGTGATATGAAGGTCTTTCCTGTTCCTGCAAGACCATGCAGTAGAAGATTATATTCTTCGTCATAGTGATCAAAGGCTCGTTTTTGATTTTGTGTTTTCGGTTGAATAGATCGTATTCTAAGCGAATTACTCTGTTGTTTTCTCAGTTCTCTTTTTTGCCTTTTTGTAAGTTTACCTACGCCGTAATCTTCTAGGTTAATAAGGGACATTTAAAAGTTCCTTTGTGCGAGTTAAAGTTTTGCTGAGTCTCCACTTTTTGCTCGCTGCTTTCTCCACTTTTCTACAGCCTGTCTTGTTTTTACCTCCTTTGATGTTTGCCGTGATCCTCTAGAAGCAGCAAACGTGGAGTTTGGATTAGCATCAGACACTCGGTCCATTACTTCGTTCCAACCCCCATCATTCTTAATACCACCAACTCCAGAAACGATGTTCATGGAGCTGATAACCTGTTTAATATGAGAATTATTTTTGAGAAATTTTTCTTTTTCTGAGATAGACATAATGTCATCCCATTCCATGCCCGATTGTTCATTAAAGAAAGTATATATTGGCATTATTTCTCCTTATCTCTATTTATCAAATAGTGTCTTTTGTCTCATCAAAATCTCTAGAAAACACGCTTTTGAAATTTTCTTTCCAAAGATCAGAATATTCGTTATCCTGATATAATCTAAAAACAGGTGAACCTAAAGTATGATGAATGTTAGATGGAAGTTCATCTTTTTCTAATCCGTAATAATCTCGATCCATTGGTTCGTCTACTAGATAATTCCATTTTAAAGGAAGTTCTCCAATATCATTATCATCGAACCCTTGAAATCTATGAAGATATGCCGGATCTTTTGTATCAGCTAATTTAAAGGTCATCTGTTTGCTTTTATCATGAAGACAATTCCACAGTGTAACAGAAGACCAGTTCTTTCTAGGATAATTCTCTTGGGGAGTACCATGCATCTTATAACGAGATGCAGAAGAATAATCGTGTTTACAAACAGAAACTGGTTTGGACAAGTCCGCCACTTTTAATAAATTCCAAACAGATTCAGTAAACATCATATCACAATCTAAAAATAAAGAATATCTTTCTAATAAACCTTTATATTTATTTTCTATACTTTCAGGATATTGCATATGTAATCTTGTGATAGGAACACAAAGAAATCTAGTCATAGAAAATTCTGTAGATCCTCTTTTATCTAATTTTCTTGATGTATATTCATTGGCATAAAGTTGATTGTAGATCAAAGGAATAATTACAAAATCTTTTCTATGATTACTATATTTTCTAATTGTATGCGCTAGTATTTTAGCGCAGAAATCTTCTTTAGAATCATATCCTATGAATATGGTTAAAGTAGTGCTTCCTGCTTTTTCTAGTGGATCAAAAAGAAATGTCATCTGTTAACATCTTCTCAAACATTGAATAAGACAAACCATGCATATTATTGGATTGACATCTGTAAAACTCATATTGTTTATCAAAAACAAATATAAAGTCTACAAGATGATTATGCGACATAAACCAATCTAGATATCTAATTCTATTTGGATTATCCGCAGCTCTTGTTCTTGTTTCAGCCTTTCCTTTAAACATATTGCTGATAGATTGAGTCTCGTCGTTTTTAATTAAAGAGTCGAATCCTAATATATATAACACCGAACAACCTGTTCTTATAGCACATTTCATAGCAAACATACCAGTATTAGAACGAGGACGAGGACCAGCGTGTCCATGATAAAACATAGACTCTACATGGTCCTCAATATCTTCTGGATAAATTATAGGGGACTGGTCTTCTTTTTCTAACTGGTCTCTCCTATACTCTTCAATGGTAACATGATAATCTACTTTATTAGGATCGTCAAATCCTTTGTAAGCAACGCCACACGAGTAGATTAAAAGATTTTCTTTATTAACAAGATTATTTAAATTGAAATTTTGTCTTGTAGTACCATTACCTATAATAACAGCCGATTTACGATTTATGAATGGTATCTTCTGAAACATCTTCACCTTCATTTAAATTAAATTTATTTTTTAAAGATTCTTGGCGTTCTTCTCTCATTTTTCGAAATTTTTTTACTCGTCGTGGATTATCATAATCATCGTAATCTTCATCCCACTTGTTACGGCGAGCCCGAAAAGTCTTAGACATAACTATTACCAATCCTTTGCTTCTGTGAAAGTTTTCTTAATAAGCGCCTTAGTGATTCCTTTATAAGGACTCTTTTTATTTTTGATGGACAACATCATTAGAGCATCGTCTGGATCCATAGATTCCAGAAATTCGATAAACATCGTTTCCCGTTTAATCGGTTTGATGTTTTCATACTGACCTTTAATAAAATACTTTATTCTACGAAAATCGTGATATAGGTAATTTTGTAAATCAGACTCTTTTGGTTGTGGTTTGTATGGTGGATCACCCTCTGGGAGATCAAATAATACTTTCGGATCAAACATTAGTCTGAACATAAGTATCAATGGTATACAGGTCTTTGACGATTCTTGTAAATACGCAATTTTCTCATTTCCTGTTTTTAATTCAGAGGCTTTCCTAATGATTTCTGCAATACCGTCTTTCATTTCAAAACTCCTGGATGTCAGACATTAAATTTTTAAGTTTGTTTTTAATAAAATAGTTCAACAACTTTGATTTATCCTTTTTCTCATAGTTCTTATATGTATCTATAACTTGTGTACGGATTGTTTCTGGTATACGAGATAGATCAATCAACTGAATGTTTCTCATATAGTTTCGATGTACTTCACCATCAAAAGGAATAATACCACGATTCATATCATCAATCATCGCAGCAACCTTTTTCTTCTGTAATGGGCGCTGTCTAGCACCAACGACGAAAACATCATCACGAGAAAGAATATTAGGTACTCCGTCGCCAGCATCACCCCTGATAACATGTTCGTAAAGGTACGCCATAGGATCTTCAACTCTAATAAACTTCTTCGTAATAGGGGAATACTGTTCAACATTCTTATACCTTTGCAATTGTGAAAAGTCTTTATCGCCAGAGACAATCATGATCTTTTCACCATTACCACCAAATCGTTCCACCATTGTAGCAATGATGTCATCAGCCTCGGCAGATTCGATTTGAATTACGACATATGGAAAATTATCTCGAATCTCTTCTTTGATTGAATTCAATGTATCAAAGATAAGATTCCAGTCGAGTGGTGATTCTTCTCGACTCTTCTTACGATTTGCCTTATAGTAAGGAAAGATTTGACGACGCCAATAGTTCTTGTCATCGCAACAGAGTATCATTTCTCCGTATTCAGAGAACCGTGTCTTAAAGTTACGGATTGAGTTTAGTACCATGTGACGAATAAGATCTTCACTAAAATCTTTATTGCCACTCGCCAGAATGCCTGATAGACATACCTGTGAAAAATCTAACAAAATCATGATTCACACCTTATTCTTCGTCATCTTCCTCTTCGTCACCAAATACAATATCGCCATTCTCAATCATCTTCTTGAGGCAGTCACGATTGTTTAAGATGACATCATATAAAGGATGTTCGATATCCACACTATTATATAGTATGGCTCTCATCATCTCTCCAACAAGAATATAATCCTTGAAGAATCCAGAATCTTCTATAGGAAACCCTTGCATCATAATTTTCGTAGCAAGACGGCTAAATTCTGTGTTGACTACTTCGTCTACCAACATCATTCGATTGATTGTGATAGCCTTTATTGTCTCTTCTTCAGATTGTGGAAGATTCCTTTCTTTGTCAATGGGCGCCATTCGTTCCAAAGGAAACTGAATCACATTGTTCATAATACTCTCACTAATAGCGTATCTTTATTGATACGACCTGTAAACGTCGATGGTTTGGTTGTTAGTTTATCCATGAAAGTCCTGAGTTTGACCTTTCCCGATTTCAGCAACTCACCTAGTTGCTCTTGAGGTTTACGTAATGTCTTACACATACTTGTTTCCATATCAAAGTTTTGAAGCGTGGTTCCTTTCATCTTAAAACCACCCTCCAAAGAGTTATAACAAATCAATTTCTTATACTTGACATTATATACCCACAATTGTTTCATGTCAACAATTGTTTCTGGGTTTACCGACACAACTTTCAACTCA